GTCCCCGCCACCTGTGCCGGTGCTGATTGATGAAGGCATTGCTGATTCAAACTGACGCGCCGACGTGATGCCTGGACTTGCGCCCTGTGCTGCCATCATCTCAGCAAATGACGGAATCTTTTTGACTGTGTAAGTGCCAAGATCACCTGTGCGAAGAAAATGAATTGCGGCCATTGGAATAGCAAGTGCAGCCTGAACACCGTTCACGAATCCCGCTATGGAGTTGTAGATTTTGCCGAACGTGTTGATCATGCCATCGGAACCTGTGCCAAGTTCAACAAGTTGAGTTCGTAGTTCTTTGATGCCTCCAGCTGCGCCATCCTTGCCGAACGCCTCAGCAATTTTCAAGGCTGCATCAGTCAATTCTTGAATGATTGGTAGCACCTTGTAGCCGATTGACTCCTGCAATTCGCCCAGGGTGATTTTGAGGCGAGCCATGACGCCTTCGTAAGTGTTGGCCTTGTCGGATGCTGCACCTGAAAATCGTTCTTCCAGGTCTTTTTGCACGTTGAGGAATCCTCGTGCTTTGACTTCGCCTTTTTCATAGCCGACACCAAGTTTCTCGAGCGGACCGTACGCGCCCTCCTGGGCACGAGCCAACGCGGCAGAAGTTATGGAAACGTCTTTGCCTGTCGCTGCTGACAGGTCTAGAGCCAAGTTGAGAAGGTCTTGGGCTTTTGTGACATCTCTGGTCGCTGCAACGAGACGACCAAAAGCGGGACGCAATTTGTCATCTGCAACACCGACTGCGCGTTGAGTTTTGTCAATGTAGTCCTCGATGCCTTTGATTTGGACATCGGTTGCGTCTGACGTTGCCTTGATTTGGGATGCAAGTTTGATTTGTTGCGCTTGATCTTCAGCTGCTGCTTGCGCTGCTTTGAACAGGATTGTTCCGGCTGCGGCTCCAGCAGCTGCTAACGCTGCGAATCCGATTGCTGCAACTTTGGCTGCTTGTTGCGCTGCGAAACCAATTTTGTCGGACGCGGTCTCAAGATTTTTGAATTCTTTGATGGCAGACGAAATTCCTTTGCCGTCAAATTCTGTGATGATTGGAATTGCAAGAGCCATTAGTCAAGTTCTTTCTGAACGCGCTTTTTGACTTCGTTTGTGGCTGTCAACATTTCGCGTTCAATTTCGCGACGTTTACGAAACACCGCAGGCCCAAGATTGCGCGTATGGCCTGGAGACAACTTTCCAAGTGAATCGCCGAGACTATTAGCGTTTGTGCGTCCGGCTGCTTCAAAGACTGCTGCTGCAACGTATGTCTGGGTGATGTAGATCAACGATGTCGCTTCGCGTGACGCGTCGACTTTTAGTTTGACTCCTGAGATTGCGCGAGCAAGAGAAAAGGGAAATATTTTTTTGCCATTTTGCGTCCATTGACGAGCCATACCTGATAGCGGTATTTGTGCGTAACCGCGCTGCACTTCCTGAATAGCGGGTTGAGCAATAGCGGAGGCATCTTGAACAAATTGCTTGCGTAAGCCTGGTTCAATTTTGTTGAGACTACGAATAGCGTCACGAACACCGACGACTTCTATGGATGAGTTGACTGTCATTGCCTAGACCGTTGTGCCTTTTGTTGTTCGTTGATGACGTCGACAACTGTGAACAGATCGTCTGTGTCGAATGGGATGTCGTGATTCCAGTATCCGGTCACGACTAGCACCTCTGCTAAAGACCGGCGGAGACTGCCGGTTGGGAAGGGTTTGAATCGTCAGAATCCAACACTTCAACCTCTTTGGTTTTTTTGATGAAATCGTCAAAGGCCAGGGGTGTTGTAAGCCCCGCAGCTCGTGAAGATTCAAAAGCAAAGAATGCGAGGTCTTCTGCGCCGATTCCGTTGGCAAGGTTTGATGCTTGCCGTTTGAATTTGCGTTCCCATGCGACAATGACAAAAAGGTTTGTTGTGACATCGTATGGGTCGCCTTCTGTCGGATGGACTCGTAGTTTGATTTTCATTGTTTCCCTTTTCTGTTTCTTTATGGAGTGATATCTCGTACCCAAGTACCGTTAGTGAACGACACGGATGCGACTGCAAGCGTTCCAACGGTTGACATGATAAGTGGGGCAGCACCGCCTGAGATGGTTGCCTTCGTAATCGTAAATTCTGGGTTCGATGCGGTCTCTGATGTGCCTGATGGAGACACAACGATTGTGCATGAACCAGCAACAAGGATTGCGTTCAAAAGTGTTTCAATTTCGCCGACGCCATAAGACAAAAACATATCCAAATTGACCGACACGTTTTGAAGGCCGTTTGTTCCCTGGTGGCCTGTATCTGCTAGTGATGTGCTATCCAAAATGTCATAGCCCAAAACCACTTCACATTTTGAAAGTTGATCGCTGACGTCAATTGGTGAACCGCCAGTAGGGGTAATGTTGCAGGTCGCGCCTGACAGGAATGTAGTTGTTGCCATAGTTGGCTCCTTAGTTTCTCCTCACCGCTATTGCAACGGTGAGGTCGTATGTGGGTATATCTTGCCCACCGTAGACCGCGTTGCCTGGGCGGGCATCGGTTACTGCGATGGACGAGTTCATGATTGTGTCAACTGTTGACATGAGATAATCGCCGGAGTCCTGGTTGCCTGGAGGAGCAGCCAAGACCCTGACGGGAATCCGAAAGTCGCCGACGTTGTATGTGAATGAAGTCATGACGGGAAGTTCGATCATCACTGACATTGGTCGGGCGTTTCGGGGATCTGTGACGGGTTTGAGTCCGAGCGCGGTGAGCGCGGTTTTGATTGCGTTGACTGCATCGACGAGGATTCCTGTTGCAGCCATTACGCGACCTGTGGCCTTCCGCAACCGATGAGGGCCATTATGCGTCCCATAGTTGATGGAATTGGGATTGAAGACATGGAATCAAAACTTGCAAAGGAATCGGCACTTCCGCGCTCGCGATACAGAGTTGAGGCATAAAGAATTCCGCCAAGTTTTACGGCTGCGTCTGGCACCGTTGACTGTGAATCGGTGTAGCCCGCTTCGCGACGCTTGCGGTAAATGTACGAATTAGCAGCTGCTACGCAAGTAGTGATGAACGCGGTGTCGTTGGCGGTTGCGACGTCAATGCCCAAGAATTCAAGAACCATTGCGTTTGTGATCCAACTGATACTGGGGCTGAATGTGACTGTGCCGGTAGCGGTGTCACGAGGGAAGTCTGTGCCTGCGTTGACATAAAGAAACTGGTAGAGACGAATTACATCGGAGTCAAAGAGAAGGTCGCCCTCGTCAGATACCCCGATGAATTCAAAGTCTTGTGTTGAGACAATGGTTGCCGTAGCAGAGAAACCGTGACTTGCGCCTGCAATAGTCACGGAGTCTCCGACTTGGATTCCTGTCTCAACAAAAGTCTGGAGAACGGCGTACCCATCGAGGCGCGTATGAAACGCGAGATCGTAGGTAGCCATTGTTCGTCCAGTCTTGTTTGTTGTTGTGGATCAGGTGAGGTTGAAACGGCGAAGGCCGCCAGCGATGGTAACGATTGGGCAGAAGTAGCCGTAGATCATTGCTTCAATTTCGCCTGACACCGGAACATTCGTTGAGAGCATCAGTTGTGATGACTCAAACAGTTCGATCGCTGATGGCACGATGAGGAATGCTGATTCGTCGATGGTGGTTGACACCATGTTTGACGAGACATACAACGGGACTCCGAGAACATTGCCGAACAAGGTTGTTGCCTCGGCTGATCCTGCGGAGTTCTGTGGCTGTCCTGCGTTGAACAATGGACGGTTGCTTCCGTCGACTGCGTTCTGCATGAGTGACCATTGGCTGACGCCTGCGGTGTATGCCGAAACAACGTCGCCAGTTGCAAGATATGCAGCTGCTGATTCTGTTGACACGAACGACTGGATACCTGCTGCGGATGCAGCGGTTGTTGCAGCCTGTGTACCGCCAGCGGTGATTGCAGCAATTGTTGCAACCTCTGTGGCCTTACGGTACGAACGGGTCATGTTGTCAAGCATGATTTGTGCAAACGACGGATCTGAACGCTCCTGAAGTTCAACTGACCAGCGTTGCAGACCAGCAAGTTTGACAACAGTTCCAGAAACATACGCCGAAACAATGCCAGTCTCTGAAGGTGCGCCACCTTCAGAAGTGGTTGCGACGGTTCCATTTGTGGTGATTTTCGGAATGGAAATGCTCATGCCGGCTGCGGGAATGGCACGAGTACCACCGCAAGCGTCAATTACTGGACGTGATCCGATGTTGACCTGGACAACATTGCGCTCATAGGCGACAGGGCTGAATGCAGGGTTTGTCGTGAACGAGTCATCGGCTGCCGTAATCATGTACTTCGCTTTAGCCTCATCAGCTGCTGCGACCCATTGTGCGGATTCGCTCATTGGGTTCAGTTTTGCGTTGATGTGGTGATGCAGATAATCGGCATTGGTTTTGATTGGTGAACGGGGGGCGGTGTAGAAGACAGATGTTGGCACCGATGCGGCGGCTTCAACTGTTTCTGGAGTTTGTTCTGACATTGTTTCCTCCTCAGGATTTGTGTCGGGGTGGGGTTCGTTCGCATCGTCATCGACTTCTTCTGGGTCGGGTTCTGATGCTGCGATTTTTTCTATGACGGCGTCTGCAAATGCCGGTGTTGTAACGACGCTGAGTTCAATGAGATCAGCAGACGAGACAACCATGACGCCGTTTTTGTCGTACTTGAATTTTTTGGGGACTGCTCCAACGGAAACTGAGTCATAGGCGGACATTTGGATTAGTTCAACAACGTCATCGGCTTGTTTTGATCGTGCAAATACTGCCGAAAATCCAAGACCGTTATCAAGGTCGACAAGTTCGGTGACCATTCCAATAGGCCGTCCGTCGTGATTCTCAAGAAGTCGCGCTGCTTTTGCATCCAACTTGAATGCTCCGCGTTTGAACATAACTTCCTGACCGGATGCGTTAGCAACAACATCCCAGGGGACTGCAATGCCGGTGATGGTGCGGGGAGTTGTTGCATCTCCCGCTGCTGCGTCGAGGGTGATTGGAACTGCGTCAAATTTTATCATTGGGGAATCTCCTGCATATCTGGGACTGGTGGTTCAACAAGGGCGTCGTGCATTGCGCCAATGGCGAGAAGTTCTGTTGTGTCAAAACAGACATACCTTCCGCGACTGACAACGTCGTTCATGCTGAGACGTGAAGTGATTGCGGTGGCCAGCATTTGGCATCCGAAGAGCCATAGATCCTGGCGAGCCTGTGAAGCGTTTTGATATGTCATTGACGCGCCAGGTGTTGGAGCCGAAACAAGGTAGGCGGGTACGGAGCAAATTCTGGACAGATCGAGGGCTTGATATTCGCGTTGTGCTGCGTTGACTTGTAGCGGGTCTGCTTTGAATTCTTTGAATTCAACAAAGTTGTTCAATGCGCCGATGACGTTTCCTTCTCGACGTGCTTGCGCCCATTGTGCTGCAAGGTCTCCAAGTTCTTCGCCGGACATTGTTTCTCCAGCTGCGGTTTGTTGCAAATACCCAGGCACAGTTTCAATGGTTGCTGCGCGGTCTGCGTACTGATCGAGGTGGGTTGCGATGTTGACTGCGCGTCGCCCTGAGAACATAAGTCCTGTTGTTGGCGCAAGAAAGGTGATGACTTCGTTCGGGTCTAGTTCTTGACCGTTGAATTGGATGACGTCTGGCATTCCGAAGAATTGTGGGCCTTGCTGATTCGGTGTTGAAATTGCTGTAGACGGAATCCATTGGAAACTCATTGGGCGTCCATCGGTTGCATTCCTGGAGGTAACTATCCAGAACGCTCTACCCGTCATCCAGAGGTCCGTGACCGTATTAGCCAATATGAATTGACGCGGAACTTTCGGATCAGGGTTCTCCATCCACGATTCGTTCGGCACATAGATTTCTTCGTACTCGGTGCCGTTCCATTGTTTGACGTACTGACGGAATTCAAGTCCAGAGATTGTCGAGGCGAGAAGGTCTCTCGCCCTCGACACCGTCGGGAGACTAAGGGCGGCCTGCTCAAATGTTCCACCGAATAATGAGTACATCGGGAGAGCGCCTACGCGACCTGTTCCGGCTGCGGCTTTTATTGGCGAAGACGCAAATTCAGCGGATTTTATTTTTCGTGAGAAGAACGCCACGATTGGAGTCTCCCACAAACTAGTTGCAAATGCAACTATCTCTCGAGATGTTTATCTGCCAAATGCCATCGCTGCTCGACCTGTGTTTGACGGGCGGGAAACTAGAGCTGCTGCCACGACAAGAAGTCGCGCTGCCTCAATGGGGCCAGGGGAGCGTTGGCTACTGATTACAACTTGACCGTTGGCGCGAGCGAGGACGGCGCGGTTGACGTGGGTTGCCAGGAGTTCTTCGCCTCGGTGGTAGATGCGTTTCTCCAGAATCAGCGAACGCGTCAGACCCGTGAATTTGAGGACTTCTGCGTAGCCGAAAATTTGGCGTCGCCGTTCCAACTTCTCTGGCGTATGAAGGTCAAGTGCTGGTGTAATTGCCAGACGCAGTTTCGGATCTGCCTCCATTGCTTCGTTGATCTTTATCCACATTTCTTTGAGGGACTCTGTGGAGAACTGGACAGTTGCGATGATGTTGCCTTCTTCGGTTAGTCCGCATCTAATCCCCACATACTTTTCGCCTCCTGTGGATGAATCCACCGCTAGGACGCCTCCCTGTGGACAGTCGGATTCGGTGAACAGTTTGTCCCAGACGCCAGGTTGAATCCAAGCGTCCGCCGATGAGACCCACAGATTCAGGTGCGCTCGAAGGAACGCTGCTCGATCAGGAGTTTCCGCAGCTGCTTGCAATGCTTCAAGGGTGATGGTTTGACCGAGGGCGGGGTTGCTGTAGCCGTAATTTATTTCCAAGTTCGGATCAGCCCCAGACGGAAGACTCCATTCGGCAAAGTAGAGACGGGTCTGTTTCTGTTGATCTATTGCGCCAATGGCTGCCTCACGTAGACGTTGCATTGTCTTTGAAGACTCATCACCTGAAGTTGACCAGGAGGAAAGAAGCGGAGACTTGACTGCAATCTGTGACGGGCGCAACGCATCAAAGTAGACCTCTTCCGAGACGTTCCATATTTCGTCAACCACGACCAAGTCGTAAGTGCCTCCA